ATGTTTGTTGAACTCGTTTACGACAAACGCAATGTAGAGGGGCTACCGGGTGCAAGAAACATCATTCTTAACGAGCTGACAAAGCGCGTACACCGGATCTTCCCCGACGCCGACGTGAAAGTTAAGCCAATGCAGGCTAACGCATTAAACAGCGATTGCACAAAGACCGAAAAAGAACGACTTAACCGTATGCTGGAAGAGATGTTTGAAGAAGCCGATATGTGGCTGGTGAACGAATGATGAGCATGGACAACATGATTATTGCCGGGGTAAGAATATATTTCCCGCCTGGCACCGATCTCCCTGTTCCAACACCTGAACTCAGGACATTTGCCATCGTCAGCAAAGACCTGCCTGGACATCTGGTGCTTGAGTACAAAAACAGGCAGTGGGTTCCTGTACTGACCCGGCTTTTTGATGATTCAGCACATGCCATTTCAGCTATAACAAGCCTGAGCAAAAAGAGAAGAAGCCACTTTCCATCCATGTATCCAGATATTCTTAACCCCAATAATGAGAATGCGTCTCATTATTGACAATAAACCAAGTAAAATGTAGGGTTCATTTGCTGTATATCCGTTATCTGCTGCTTTTAATAACAAGGAGGAGATTTATGTCTGGTAACGCACCTGTCAATCCAGGCGATACACTTATCGTCACACCACCAAAAGAAAACCCCGGCACGGGGGGCACGCTGCTCGGGCTGGCTCAGAGTGTCGGTATTAACCTGACTTTTGATCCTGACCACCTTAATGAACGATTACAGGAAGAAATGCAGAAATCAGCTCAACAGCTGAAAGTGCAGATAGCTAACCTTATGGAGCAGGCTAAAGCTCTGGCAGACAAAGCGGAACAGGAATGGATAGCCACTCATCCGGCTGAGTATGCCAAAACGCTTTATAAACAGTCAGTGGATGCCGTAGCACAGGCCCGGGCAGCGCTTGCCAGCAGGGAAAAGGAACTTAATACCCTGAAAAACAGCAAAGAGTATAAGACTCTTATTTCTCCGGAGAAACATCATTACAGCCAGGCATTTTCCGGGGTATTTGGCCCCAGAACATTTGAAGTGGATAACCGGAAAGATCTGGATATTTTGTTAGGGAAAGATGGTGATAAAGCCCTTGCTGTTTTAATTATGGCCCGGGAAGACTGGTTTTCAGGAATAACTGATGTGGCACTGGCTAACAAAGTCAATGCGAGCATGGGGTCATTATATAAAGCCACGGAGAAAGCCAGAAATAACCTGATTAACGCAAAGAACCTTGTAGCGGAAAAAGAACGTCAGGTGAAAGCGGCACGGGATAATATCCCGCGAAAAGAAGCCGAAAGACAGGCGGCGGAAAAACGGCTGAATGAGCTTAATAAAAGTGTGAAGGAGTTAAACAATACGCTGCAGAAAGCAGAAGCTGAGGTCAGAGTCAGAGAGGAGTTGTTTGCAAAAGCCGGAGTAAAACCAGCACCGACATACACAGCGCAAATGGTGACAGGTGCGAATAATGCCATGAAAGCACCCGGTGCAATGGTGCTGAACCAGAGTCCGGGTACTGTGCAGATGGCGCTGGCAGGTGCAGGGAGCCTGACGCTTACCGGTGCAGCAGAAAAAAACATTCTGAACACCATACTGAATAGCGTGAAGACTCTGGGTAAAGCCGTCCCCGGCGGGTATGTGATTTCTGCCATCTTTCACAGCCCGAAGGCCGGTGAAGGCAGCGATAAAGTACCGGGACGTGACCTGGAAGCCATGTTTGCGCTTAACGCGCAACATATCGCGAGTCAGGGTGTGAAAATTGAACCGGGTGTGAAAAGCGTGAACCTGCCGGTGCGCGGACAACTGGTCATCAGTAACGGGAAACTGGCGATGCAGTTGCTGAAAACAGGAAACAGCAGCATCCCGGCGGCAGTACCGGTGCTGAATGCGGTGCGTGATGCAGCCACCGGGCTGGATAAAATCACGGTACCGGCAGTAGCGGGTGCGCCAGCACGAACCATTCTGGTGAATCCGGCACCAGCTCCGTCTAAACCATCAAATACCGGTAATCAGAAACCTGTACCAGTGACGCCAGTTCATACCGGAACAGAGATAAAACCAGTGGAAACGCTGGTGACGACGACCACTCCGGCTGTGGATGCTGGCGGACTGCGGGACTTTATCTACTGGCGACCGGATGCAGCAGGTACTGGCGTGGAACCGGTCTATGTTATGCTGAATGACCCGCTGGATTCGGGGCGATTTACTCGTAAGCAACTGGACAGGAAATTCAAACATGCTGCTGATTTTGGTGTTAGCGACACCAAGAAAAATAGTGAAACCTTGACCAAATTCAGAGATGCGATTGAAGCTCATCTTACTGATAACGCGACGGTAGTAAAAGGGACATATCGCAGAGAGAAGGGTTCAAAAGTATATTTTAATCCCAGAACTATGAATGTCGTTATTCTTAAGGCAAACGGGGAATGGTTGTCAGGCTGGAAAATAAACCCTGATGCGGATAATGGAAGAATTTATTTAGAAACGGGGGATTTATGAACAAGATGGCGATAATTGAACTGGCCAGAAATTTTTTGGCCTCAAAAGTTACAGCGCTTCAATTTTCTGAAGATATATGCGTCGAAAGACGAAAACTATACGATGTTACAGAGCAAGATAAAAAAGTTCTGAATTGTGGTGAAGAACTGTTCATGGTAGCTGAGCTTTATAATCCAGACACTGACAGGGAAGACTATGAACTTGACGAAACTGGCTTACGCAAAGAAGTAAAAGCCACTCTCGAAAAATTTAACCTTCTCTGATTCTTCAGCCACAGACTTATCCCGGTCACCGTGCCGGGATCCTCTGCTGGCTATTACGTCATTTTAAAACTGCGCACTCGTTGATAATTCATTTACTTTCAGAGTGAGGTGCTCTCTTTTGAGTTCAGAGGCTCACCAAATCCACATTTTCTTTTTCTAATTCATGCGGATACCTTCATTTTTTGACGGTTTTCCATCTGCATTTTACATCACGTAATTGCGTTTATTTTCATGCAATTAACACTTAGTTTTGGAGAACGCTTTTTTGTTCATCGGCACCCTGCTGGAAATTTTTTATAGAGCGTGCATACAGCCACATCATAAATTATCGCGACCTGCTTTCTGTCTACGACACTCACAAATTATAACCCCTATAACCCCAAAAAGTATTGACACCACCCCACCGAAGGGTTACTATAACCCCATCAAGACAATACAGAGAGCCGGAGGATGGATAGCAGGAATGCAATAGCAATGATAGAAGCCGATGGGTGGTATCTGGTGAGAGTAAAAGGCAGTCACCACCAGTTCAAACACCCAACGAAGAAAGGGCTGGTAACGGTGAAACATCCACAAAAGGACATACCGCTACCAACACTGAAAAGCATCAAAAAACAGGCGGGGCTTTAAGCCCCACCTACTGGAGGTTTTAATGTTATATCCCATTGCTATTGATAAAGGCGATTCATCCTTCGGCGTTCGCGTACCGGATATTCCCGGCTGTTTTTCTGGTGGTGATAACTACCAGAACGCAATCGAGAGTGTACGTGAAGCGATCGACGCACATATAGAATTACTGGTGGAAGATGGCGAAGCAGTACCTGAAGCCACCAGTGTGGAAAACTGGCTGGACGATCCTGACTATGCTGGTGTGGTATGGGCGCTGGTGGATGTGGATGTTACGCGATTGATGGGGAAAGCTGAAAAAATCAATGTTACTCTTCCCTCTTTACTGATCCGACGTATCGACCAGTTTGTCGCTGCACACCCTGAGTACGGTAGCCGCTCCGGCTTTCTGTCCCGTGTGGCGGCTGATAAGGTGATAGGACGAGAAAAACGATAAGCCTCGCAAGAGGCTTTATGCGTAGTAAATCCAGTATAAAATAAGGACATCTTCAATGACTGCCCCTTTCTTGTTAAGCGTTATAATCCCTTGCTACAACTGCCAGGATTATATTTATGAATGCTTGCAATCTGTATACTGCCAAATCGATGATAGTGTTGAAATCATTGTAATCAATGATGGTTCAACAGATAATTCTCTTAAAGAGATAGAACTATTTATAAACAAAAGCAAAAAGAACACTATTAAATTGATCACTCAAATAAACCAAGGGGTATCCGCCGCCAGAAACACAGGTATCGATGCATCCTCCGGGAAATATTTGGCATTTCTGGACGGAGATGACCTTTGGGACTCATCCTTCTGGAAAAAAATAAAACCGACACTAGAACCCAATGATGTTGATTTAGTTGAGTTTAACGCGAACAGATTTTACGATGGATGTAAGGAGAAAATAACACCTGTATCAATCGTATCAGCAAACGAACTTTTAACAATAAATTCAGTAAGTGACTTGCGAGAAACATTTTTAAAAAGCGAATGGTTCCCTTGGGCCAGAGTTTACAAAAGGTTTCTATTCGATACATTGCGATTTCCAGTTGGCAGACATTACGAAGATATAGCCCTAATACCAAAGACATATCTTTCATCAAAGAGGGTCAAACGTATGACCGATGTGCTTGTTTTATATCGAGTCAGACAGGAAAGTATAACTAATACCCCAAAGAAAGGTGATATCGATGACATAGTATATGCTTTGGGGGTTTTTAACGAATTACTTAACACAAAATGTAAGGGCGAGATTGAAACTATAGCCCCCTCCGTCCACTTGACATTTAGTCTGGCAAGAAGAATAAGCTCAAGTGTTCATGGCTATTGCTCCTTTAACAAAGATCAAATTCACGATATAAAAAAAGCGATAAATCCATTTCTAAGCACACAAAAAACGAGCAAGAAAATTAAATTCTTTTTTATTCGAGAATATTGCCTCATAAAAAAAATCAAATATAAGCTTAGAACTTATCGGGCAAAAGCATAAAAACGCGCTGCCTATGATTGGCAGCTTTTCTAACAGCATCCGACATATCCCCAGGCCCAAAACGCATAATGCCCTCGCGCGCCAATATCTCATCAGGCTGGTTGTTCATGCCACTTAATATCCGGTGCGTCATCTGGAGTGATGCGATTAATTAACACACGATACTTTTTCCACTCAATCAAAAGAGCAGATTCTTCTTCTGTTGCAATACCAAGATCAACAGCATCCTGTAAAGGTGCAATTTTTGATGATGCCAGAGCAAGAAGGCTCTCTTTCTGCTGTGTAGCCTGAGCTACCAGTGCCAGTTTTTCTGCCTCTGCATCATGCGCCCATGCTTTACCATCCCACTTAACATACGAGCCATCCGGGGCAACTGAAACAACACCATCAGGCAGATTACCCAGCTTGTTAATTGCGATGGCCTGCCCTGTGTGGATGTCGTAAACGGTTTTTCCTCGGTGGTCTTCGACAAGCCCCCATTTACCTGCTTGATCGTCGAACACGGCAACGAAGCCATCCGGCGCATCAGGCGGGGCAATATTAGTGCAATATGCAGGTAAACCCGTATGCGCCGGTATGAAGCCATCACCTTTACCGATAAATTCGTTTGTATCTGCGGAGAGGTTATAGATGGTAATAATCCGATCCGAACCAGCCATTTTAAACGCCATTATGCAAGCCTCACGATGTGGTTAAATGCGATGTTTTTTACCGTGTTTTCTGCGTTACCTGCTGCGGAAACTGTAATTGCGTGGCTATGCGCGCCCAGAGTAACGTTATGAGAGTGAGCACCGATGCCTACTGTATGAGAGTGAGCACCGATACCTACTGTATGGGAATGAGCTCCAGAAGAAGATGTCGTTGTAGTGTCGGTATTAATGCCCATTTCCCAGGCACCATTAGCAGGCGCGGTCTTCCATTCAAATTTTGGACCTTTGAATGTATGGGTGTGCGCCCCCGTACTGTTGGTAGTTTTCGTACCATAGTCAAAAGACGACGATGTTTTAGTACCGTAATCGAATGACGTTGTTGCTTTTGTCCCGAGATCAGTATTTGCAGCAGATGCGGGGTGGTTATGCGACTTAATACCATCTTGCTCCAGGGACAGTACTGCACGACCACTGGCAGGTTTACCCTTGATGGTTTGCCCGCGCATATCGGGAATAACGCCTGATGGATACGCAGCCCCAAGCAACGGATACGCATTCTTATCAAACGTTTGCCCCTGCATTAACACATAACCTGCAGGAGTCACGTCTGACGGCCAAGGGATGGGGGCACCAACTGGATACGATTCAACTGGTTTGTTAGCAGTGTTATAATCAATGTCCCACCCAACGGTGACTGTTGGCCCCGCGTTCCAATCCTGGCGATAAGCTACCTCACCATGATGGGCATAATAATGCTGAAGCCATGTATTTTCAGAAACGACAACAAATACATAACCATAGCCGTATAAGTAGTTTCCATTCGGGTATTTAGGAAAGTCAGAAACAGTATCCGTATTTACAACTGCAACACGATACCACCCTGTTTCATTAGCTGAAGCCATTGTCTGACCATCGCGAATAACCCCGCGAACTTCGACTGGAACGCGACCATTAGCATTATCATTCGCCGCTTTTACTGCGGCCGGAGTTGCTGCCTGAGTCTCGCTGGTGCTGTTCGTCGCGCTGTTAAGCTGGACAAGCCCTTTTTGTTTTGTCGTCGCATCAACAACGCCGATCGATTCCCGTGACGCCTTCTGTGCTGCTGCCCCCCGCGCTTTAATTTCTTTCAGGTTCTGGTCAATGCGCAGAAACAGCCCGTCTCCCGTCGCAACATCTAAAGTGATATTTGATGTGTCGGATACAGCCAGGCGAAACTGCATATTCACACTGACACCACCTACCGGCTTATCGATCGTCGGGCAGTTCGCCACAGCATAAAGCTCACCGGCATCAGTCAGCAGACCCACTTCCCGGACAGTAAAGCCTCCTGTGTCCGTTGGCAGCACAATTTTAGCCATTAACTGGTTTGACTGTTCGGGAGAAACAACCAGTTCGGCAATACTGCCCCGGTATGTTTCATTCACCAGCCGGGTTTGCGCCGGGTTGGGCTTAACCAGTTTGCCGTTGCCGTCACCCACCACAAACCAGGACAGAACGATAACAGTGCCGCTGGCCAGCGCTTCCGCTTCCAGCTCTTTACCACGGTTTGTAATAATAGAATAGTAATCAGCCATGTGTTTCCTCGGCAAAAATATCTACATCGATATGTGCTGTCGTCGCACCCGAAATATAAAACGAACCATCCATACCTATATTTGCGATCACATCAATCCGGCTCAGGTAGCTGCGCAGGTTTTTTGCCCGGTCCGTCAGTTGCCGGATCTGGTAATAAAGGGCATCGCTCACCCCCTGATTGCTGTGAACTTCAACCCTGAACGTGTACGGTGCCGCGCGCGGTGTATCCTCCCACCACTCCACAACCGTGGTCGGGAGATTTATGGCGCCCAGCGAGCGGCGAACCGCTCCCGCTGTCCCCCTGTGCTGGTGAACGTAGGGAGCATCTTTTATCACCTGGCGTTTCTGCGCCTCCGTCCAGCTGTCATCCCAGAAATCAACGGCACTTTCCCACGCAAGCCACGGAAGAAGATGCGCAGGACAGTCGTCTGCATTCTTCACCTTGCGCACCATGTCGGTATCCAGCGCAGTAATCTGTTCTGTTGTGGCCTGTTCCTGTGCTCTTTCTCCCCCGGAAGCGCCGGGCGGCAGCAGGGAACGAAATTTATCAGCCATTGCCGTTTCCCTCTTCTCGCGTAACGTTAATCGCGGTACACCACGGTGCCTTACCGGCTTCAGCCTCCAGATCTGCGACCGGGGAAATCAGTTTCACCCTGACAACACCGGACTGTTGCAGCGCGGCATAGATTGCTGAAAGCGGGACGACGGCTTTTATTCGGTGAGAAAGGATGGTGTAGGCCCGCAAAACATCAGTCGCATTCTTCAGAACAGTCTGCGCGTCAGGGCCGTCCGGTATTTCAAGTTCGGCAGTCACTGCATACCTGACGATCTCCGCACTTTTAACGGTCACAAAGTCAGTCAGCGGCCGGACTTCATCAGCGCTCAGATTGCTCCTGACAGCATCCAGCAATGTTTCCCCCGCCGTGCCGTCTCCTGTTCGCGACAGAACGTACACATCCACTTCACCGGGACGGTTGTGGGTATCCGGTCCGTAGGCATCCGCGTCCAGCACATCGGTGTCCGCTGATTTGGCATGAAAGCGGTAAGCGTTTCGCGCGCCGGCAGTGTTAAGCTGCGCCCAGGAAAGCTGGATACGCTCACGAAAGGCATTGTCATCCTCCAGAACCGGGTCCACGGGAGGAACGGCATTCGGATCGCCAGGATCAATAACAAGCCGTTTAACATTGAATGCCGCGCCGAGTTGATCAAGATCGTCTTTTTTTGCGCTGGCCAGGAATACTGCCCGGACTGCGTCATTGACACGCTGAAAAGCCAGCGTTAACTGGTAGGCTGTCACCTCTCCTTGTTTGTATGCCGGATCAGACTCCACCAGCGCATCAAACTCACTGTCCAGCTCCCGCAGTCGCGCCAGCCAGCGGGAAAAAATCTCCGAGGCATCCGGCACCACAATGGCATCCGGTACGGCCAGTTCGGACAGGTTGATCACGTCATAGCTGCTTGCCATAAATGGGTATGCCTCCGGTGCTCATCGGTAAATTGGTTTCCTTGTTGATCCCCTCGATATCCAGCACAAAGCCGGACTCACCTTCAGGAAAAGAGACAAGTACGCGCGTCACCTTCAGTCTGGTTTCCCAGCGGGCCAGCGCTGTCGCTGATGCAGCAATTATCCGCAGACGCGTCAGGTCATCCCGGGGGTTATCCACCAGCGAAAAGAGATCACTGCCGTAGTCTCGTACCAGAACGCGGCTTCCGACGGGAGTGGTCAGTATGTCGCTGACGGACTGGCGCAAATGATCAGCGCCGGACAGGCGTTTTCCTGTCCGGTTGTTTACACCGTTCATGATTAAATTCCGTTATGGAACCGCCTGGCGGCGGGAGGGTTAACCGAAATAATCCGGGCCATTCTTATCTTTGCCGGATTTTTTCGCAGATTTTGCGGGCCTGCGGATATCAACGACCAGGTTATACGTGTAACTGAACCCTGCGGGCGTCAGTGAAAAAACGAGTGATTCAACAACCCAACTGCGATCTTCGCGGGAACCAAAGCCGGATGTCGTCACTCCGGCTTCGGCAGTTAGCGGAACATGCTTCGGTCGGCAGGGGCCTGTCACCGTCATTTTCTGTTCATTCCGCCCGGCCTGTGTCTTTCTGGCTTTTGCCTGCTGTTCGGCGGTGTTCTTCTCTGCCTGGGTATACGGGTTAGTCATTGCCGGGCCGTCATGTTCAACGGAGACCGTTTTTGTTTTTCCATCCGCTTCGTCGTAGTAACGAACACCGATTTTCTTTTCAGCCTTTCCCCCGCTGCCCGTGGCTTTTCCCGTGGAGCTGCCGCGCTGTCCTTCACTGTAGGACCAGTTCGACACTTCATCCGGTGTGACAGTGATCCCTCCGGTTTGTTTCCCGGAAACCGTAGCTGTTGCCCCCTGCTGTAAAAAAAGCCAGTAACCGCCAGACGGTTTACTCACCGCATTGTAAGTACGGGCGAGACGGGACAGCAGATTCGCGTCGGATTCAGCAACCTGATCAATATGATCGATATGTATATCAGCAAGCCCGGCGGCAACTTTCGGGATAAGGCCATTATCCCTCGCAACCGTTTTGACAAGATCGGCCAGGCGCAGATTATCCCAGCTCCGCGTTTTCTGGCCTGTCACATCACCCGGTTGCTTCTGCGCATTCATCGGCGCAGCGGTTGCATAAATCTCGATTCGTCTTGGCGGCCCACTGCTGGCGACACCGCTGACAACAAACCAGCCTTTGTCCACCAGATGATTGTTAAAACCCAGCGCCGCCTGCAGCCTGGCCCCTTTCGTCGGGAGGGCCAGCGTTTCAGACAGTAATGTAATTTTCAGCTCATCGGCTTTCGCGGTGGCGCCACCATAATCCGTCAGCGTCAGCTCCGCCAGACTCTGCTGCAGCGCGCGGGTAATATCCCTTCCTTCTGCCTTAATACTGAATGCCGGAGCATATTCAGGCGATGTAATCTGATTAGCCATATTAATCCCACAAACTAAAAGGCGAATCCTCAACGGGCAGCGCCAGCTCAGGCAGGGTGATAAGCAGGCCGGAAGAGTAAACCGCCCCGTAATCCGCCAGCCCCTGATTTGCTTCCAGAACCTGTGTTACTGAATAAGAGAGGTTTTCAGTGCCATAATGCAAAGCGCAAATGGCATCTAGGACGTCACCGTCACGGGTTTGATATATCGTCGGCATAATGTTTTAACGTCATGGTCCAGTTTTTATTACGATGGCCTCCACCGGGCAGAAAGCGGTTCGTTGTATCCGAAAAGTCAGTCACTACCCACCACCCGAGCACATCCCCTTCACCGCTGACCAGTTGCCGGGGTCTGGCCATGTCAGCAAGATCAAAAAGGTCATTTACCGCATCCACGCCTTTTCGAAAAAAAGCGTGTGCCTGTCCTTCAAGTTTTACAGTCCGCCCGGGCTTGCCGGTGTACTGGAGCAGATCCTGGTTCCCTATCCGTTCCTGCTCACTCCACCGCCAGCTGGCTTCGCGTGTAAGCTGGTTATATGCGGTGGTATCAATCGAAAAGGCAAAATCCCCCAGCATCATCATGACACTGGCCTGCCGGGCGCCGCGCTGCGCGCCCGCCTGCCGCTGACCGGATTCTTCAATCAATGGAATGATTTCACTCACCAGATAAGCCCTCCATCAGTCAGGCTGTTATCACCGTTAAATGCAGAATTATTTTTGGTTACGGCTGACACCTCATCCGCAATGGCTTTCTCATCCTGGCCCGGCGCTGCATTGATTTCGAACCGGTACTCAAATTTCCGGTTGTCGGTGATCTGCCGGGATGGCTGTTTATCCAGGCTGTCTATCCTCTGCAGCAGCGCGTCCCAGCATCCGGCATCACTGGTTGCCCGCGCCGGATCACCGGATACATCAGGTCTCCTTGCGGATGGTAGCGAGTACCTGCCCGGATCGCTGGCGCTGCTATGCCCTCCGTTGTCCGACGGTTCAGACACACCAGCCACGGATAACTGAAACTTATCCCAGGCGCTGGTATTCTCCCGGGTATCACCAGCCTGGGATGCCCGCTCACGATTCTGCTGCAGGGCGGCATCCCAGTTCAGAAGCGTTCCGCTGCTGTCAGAAGTAAGGTACTTATCCAGTGATTTATTGAAGGTTTCATCGTCGTCTTTGATAAATCCCCTGGTGCCGATATACGCATTTTTCACTTCATCGGGCAGATTCGGGTTGTCAGCCAGCGTCTGCTCAAACCACTCTCCCTGTCCCTTTCTCTGAGCGGTCATTCGTGCGATATCAACCGATCCGGTCATTGCCAGAGATTTAAGCACCTCTTTCTGGTCAGAAGAACTGTCGGGCAACAGCCATGAAAGCTTTTTAGCCAGCGCATAAATAATTTTGCCGACAAAAACGACGCCCTGACCGAAAGACAGGACGCCCGGATACAGATCATTACGCAGAAAAGTAACAATGCGTTTTATCCCGCCGCCTTTAAACCAGTCGGCAAGATCATCCGTCAGGCGCCGTACATCCGGGGCCAGCTCATTACCCAGTTGCCCGGATATTTCAGCAACAGCGGAGGAGAACACAGTACGCAGGTTACTGATGGCCTGATGCCCTGCAATCGCACCCTCAGCCCCTTCTTTTGTGACAAGGTTATAGCGACGCTGCTCATCCATCAGTTCGCGGTAACTTCTGCCGGACTGTTTGATGAGCATCAGCAGTTTGCTGGCTTCTCCCCCGAAAAGGGAATCCAGCGCAAAGGAGGCTTTTGACTCATCCTCCAGGCTGAGCGCGCGCTCAACAATTTTATTGAACTGCGCCATATCACTGAGTCCGGCAAAATCACCGGCTTTGAAGCCCAGCGTTTCAAAAGCATCCTGCAGCGACCCCTGCTTACCGTTCTGCTTATACTCACCGGCTTTATGCAGATACTCTTCGAACAGATCGCCAATATTTTCCCCGTTCATATCGTACTGTTTTGCCAGCGTGTCCCAGGCATTAAACGTGGTGACATCCACACCGTAGCTTTTTGCCACATTCGCGCGCTGGGCGGTTTCTGCGTTGGTGGCTGCCGGGGCGATAAGCGTACCAAGCGCGGAGGCCACCACACCGCCGCCGCCAATCGCCAGCCCCGGCCCGACCATCCCACCCAGTTGCCCGGCGATCCCCAGCCCGCGCCGGAACAGCCCCTTGCCAGCGCTCTTGAATGACTGTATGCGCTGCGCTTTCTGCAACTGTGCATTCAGTTTCTGCTGTTCAGTCTCTGTTTTCCTGATCTCCCTGGACACTTCCGAATAACGCCGTTTAAGATCGCCCAGGCTTTCCCCCGCCAGCTTTGCGCGTTTAATCTCCGCAGCCAGCTTTGTCTGGTCCTTTGTCAGCCGTTCAGACTGCCTGCCGATATCCTTCAGGCTTTTCTGCAGGCCGTTTGCCGAACGGCTCCAGGAACTGTCGATGTTACCGCCGAAAGTAATAACGGCCTTAAGGTTCTGGCTTATTCCGGCCACGGTTCATTACCTCCAGTTCATCAGTCAGAAAATCGGTAAAAGTGCTGAACGGCATATCAAGATAATCCGCCATCGGAAAATGCAGACGCCGCCCGAGAAACCTTACTGCCCGGAGAAGTCCTCTTTCGGTCGCTTCGCGGGCGGGAGCATAAAAACGTTAAATGTGTCCAGCAGTTGTGCATAATCCGCCGCTGTCAGTTGCCAGATATCCCGTTCGCTGAGGTTGCAGAGCAGAGCGATCATGCGGGCTTCTTTTTCTTCTTCATTGCCACGATCCTTTGCATGAGCGATACGGTCACGAACAAGTGGCTCACGCATTGTCACTTCATCAAGTACCGCGCCCCCCTCAAGCGTGACGGGGGAGAACAGTTTGATTACACGGGTTTCACCGGGAATACTCATAAATAACTCCATAAAAAAACGGCCCGCAGGCCGTTATTGTAAAAAGGGGAATCAGAGGCGAACTTTTGCGGCCAGGCCGGACAGAACATCCACACCATTGACACGGCGCGCAAAACGCTCGGTATCAATGGCAAAAAGCTCCCGGCCTTCCAGCGACTGCCGGTAATAATTCACGGCAATATCCACCGTAACGGCATTTTCAGACAGGTTCTCTTTTCCACGGGCATCCGGTGTGACGGTCTGGACAAAACCTTCAATTTCCTCAACCGTCCCCCGCGCTGTACCATTGCCCAGATACCCCTGATAGGCCGTAAACCGGGAACGGCTGCCGCTGACAAAACCGAAGCTGGCAAGCATGTCAGCATCGATGCCATAAAATTTGACCTGGCAGGTCAACGCCTCCATACCGTCATCCACCGGAGTGGGAGCGTCCTGGGCGCCGGTACGCAGATCTGTTTTAACAACAGCCAGAGACGGCGGCGTAAATTCATGCGCCCCCTGGATACGAATCCCCTGCCGGAAGAAGGTCCAGACGCGTAATGTATTTTTATCGCTCATGCTGCAAGCATCTCCTCAAGCGCATAGTTGTTGTTCACCCGGACACGCAGGCTGATGAGTTCAGTCGGCGATTTCGGCCCGAAATCGTAGTTGATGTACAGGACACCCGCAGCCATGCTTTCTGCGGTGTTCAGCTCTTCATCCAGCCAGGCCCGCCCGCCGAAAATGGCCCTCATTCCCACAAGCTGGCGCATATAAGCATTGATGGTGCCGATAATGTCGTCCGCGTTCTCACGATCAAGAGGGCGGTCCACATACTCCAGCATGGCTTCCTGGATGCTGTCCTCAATCACATCCGCTGTACGTCGGACGGATTCAAAACGCCATTGTGGATCGGTCGCGCACAGCCGGTTCCCCCAGTGTTTAAACCCGGCACGGCGAATAATGGTAGAAACGTTCTGCATATTGAGCAGGTTGGCATCACAGTTCTCTTCGCCGAGAATAAATTCATCCACCTGTTCAACGCCCAGGATGTTGTAGATCTCCTGGTTGGATTTACTCCACCACCAGCCTTTTTCGTAATCGATTCTGGCGCGCAACCCGGCGGCAAAGGCAGAATAAGGACGGTACACCAGCTGGCCGTCAGCGTTACTGACCTGGACGCGCGGTCGCAGCAATTCTGTCCGTGCGCCATAGGACTGGCGGCGCTGCACCACTTCCTGCAGGGTTGCGCCGGAAGCACAGTCCACATAAGCGATCGCCCGGAGTTTTCCGGCGACGGTCTCCAGTGCTTTCCCCGCCGCATCGTCTTCACTGAAACCTGGCGCAATCACAATACGCGGATGATACGTGGTGACAGATTTCGCTGATGACAGCAGCCCGATCCCCTTCAGGACTGCCGCGCGCTGTTTAGTTTCCTCACTCTCCTGCGCAACACGCACAACCACCGTCAGCGCATTACGCTGATCGTTGATATCGGTCAGGGCCTGTTTCAGCGTCCCGTTATCACCGAGGCGGGATAACAGCGTGGTCCCGACGACCGCCACAGGCGTGTTGAGCGGAAAAGGTTCATCCTCGCCGCCGGATAGCTGGAGGATGAATGGCGAAACAAGCCCGCCTCCGGCGCCTGCTGCCTTTACCTTTCCTCCTTCAGCCTCATTGACGACCCCGGCCACCTCTGCGGGTGTGGCGGTAATGACACCATTTTCATCGCAGCCCAGCGTGATCTTCAGGGTAAGCAACTCCGGGTCCCAGACCGCAGATGTCCCGACGGCAACCGGATTTTCTGCATCCGTCTGTCCGGCCACCGCTTCAACATTGATAATATTCCCGCCCCGCCCCTTCAGGGTTGCGGTGAAGTCGAGAACGTTATCCAGAATCGGCGTGCCGGATGACCCCGAAGCCGCTGTTCCGTCAGACGCGTCCGGGGCGGTTCCCACAAGGCCAATGATGGCCGTCTGAATCGTCGTGACAGCAACGGTTCCCGATGTCAGTTCAATTGTTTCAACACCATGTAACTGAGCCATGTTTTATCTCCAGGCATAAAAAAACCTGCCGAAGCAGGTCACATTTTCTGATTAGTTTTTCCCGTGGTCCCGCCGCTGTCGCCGGGGTGATCATGGTCGTTAAAGGTCTCGCGGATTTTGCTCATACTGCCGGCTTTATCAGTGATCTCCTTCGTGGCACCGATATTTCCGATCACATTCGTGTCGGCGTTGATCTGCGTTTTACCCTGGACGGTGAGGGTGTCAGTGATTTCAACAGGACCATCCAGCGTCCCTTTCCCGACGATTGTGTATGTGCCGCCCGCTGCTAGGGTGATCGTCAGGGCATGCGCCGCGCGGTCGTACCGGATCTCAGTACCGTCGCCGTAGCGGGTGATATGCTCACTTTCGCTGCCTCCCGGTACTGGCATCGCGCCGGTATTCCAGCCCGGATACACTCGCCCGTTGTTCAGCTCACCGGCCTCAGACAGCACCGTGACCGCATCCCCCACCGCATATGGATTGGAGTCCGCACGGTTAGCGCCCGCAAAGCCCTGACAGAGCGGCAGCCAGGCGGTAACGATATCGCCCAAATCGACCCGGCATTTCGGGATACCGTCATGCTTCACTGAATGGATGACGCCGCGCCGCACGATGTTCGCCAGCCTGCGCTGTAAGTCACCCTCAATATCACTCATCAGGTTTTGCCTCGTAAATCAGCCGGTAATCGTCCACATGCGCGCGCCCAATATCCGGCGCCTTACCGAGCCAGACAGCTTTAAGCGGAGCATTCAGCTGCGCAAACGGATCTGCACCGAAGGCCGCTGACTGTGTGTAAGAAATACGCCAGACCAGATAATCATCCATGCGCGGATCAAATTCATCGCGCCCGGCATCAATGAAAACGGCGGGTTCAGGATAATTCAGACCGAACTGCTGTCCGTCGATCCACTGGGTAATATCAGCCGCCGCCGTGCGCAGGAAAATTTCTGGCTTGCTGACGCCTGAAGCGGCGGGGTCCACCACCACAAAGAGATCGCAGGAAAGCACCACGTTCAGTTGCCCTTCGTTTCCCCCGCCCTGCTCCCAGCCGTTAATGGTGAGCCAGACAGCGGGCGTGACCAGGCCGGAAAAGCGCGGTACATTTTTTTCCGGGTAGGCATCAGCATCCCGGACCCATTCAATTTTTTTCAGCGCGCCGATCACGGCGTCGTGATACTGCGCCAGCAGGAGTGGATCCGCCATCGTTCATTACCTCAGACAGAAATACGGGCTTTCACACGCCCGCGCAGATCGGTTTCAAAGTGATGCATAAAAATCTCCATCGCTTCTGCAAAGGCGTTATCCTCGATGTAGTTCAGCATCGGTTCGTAGATATCAATTTCAGCCTCATGGGTGCGGCGGGTCTGCGGGTCACGAATCACCACCGTCCGGCGGTTTTCCCGTCGGGAGCGTGCAACCTCGCCATTCTCAAACGTGCGTGCCGACAGCAGACGGCCTTTCGGCGTGAATCCCGCGTTATCGGCCTGCCGCCTGGCTTTAATGAATCGCCCGGTATTTTTGTCCCTGCGCGTGTGATGAGGTCTGATCCTGCCGGAAATACGCCCTTTGAGATCTTTCACTTTTATGGCGTTGAGACCAAACCAGAGACGAAAATTATCGAGGCGGGAACCGCGATCCAGACGGAATGAAAGCAACCGGCGACGCACCAGATTAATGCTTCTGGGGGCCAGGCCATCTTTCAGATCGGCCATTGCCTTTTTCCGTAATGTGGCTGCTGTCCGCTTTAATGCCCTGGAATATGCCGCACGAAATTGTTTCTGGGTTGCCCCGATGCTTTCCGCTATTCCCCAGATAGCATCCACATCAATATCGACAGGTAAATCCCGCCGCAACCGTGATCCCCGCGCCATATCAGCTCCACTTCGTTATTTCGGGCTGGGGCTTACCCGGCTCCCCGTATGCCAGGGTAACCCGTGTTCGCCCTTCTTCATCAGCACCGACATGAGTGACACGCCAGGGTAAATTGTTAATCAGGACCCGGTCGTGCTTTGACAGTCCGGCAATATCTGCGGTCATGGCGCTGAAGGCCGGGACATGGTTCTGGATTTCTCCGCCTCCCGGCACGCTGACAGGCGCGTCCGGCGATTCGAAAATCACCGTGACGGGCCGCTGCTCATCACCGACAGAAATAATGGCCGGAACCTCTTCGGCAAATGCCCGGTCTATCCGGGCATCCGCTCTCGCCAGACGTTCACGGAAGCGGTTCATCAGTAGCCAAGCCGTACAGGAACGAACTCGTCATCAGCAGCAGCCTCAGCCCAGGCCGTACCCGCCAGAGGGTTCGGCGCAGCCTCCTCACCCGCTTCCGCAGTCAGTTTACCGTCTGCCAGATACAGTTTCTGACCAACAGTGACCACTTCAGCCGCCTTTGGCAGTACGAATACGCCTGTGGTATGCAGTACGCCCCACAATCCTGCCGGGATATCATCGTGAGCTACGCCCACCAGCGCCCCTGAAAGTACGGCTTCACCTGAATGAATATCTGCCGCACCGGTATTATGAAAATCAAGAGTGTTGCCGTCCTGCTGATAGTTCTTCGCCATTTTTCTCTCCGGATGAAAAGGAGCAGCACACGCTGCTCCGTAATAAAAAAACCGTCAGAAGACGGTCGTTTATTTTTTGGTGACTTTAACCATGCCGCGCCAGTCAAGCGGCGCCACCCCCGCATCGATGCGCACCTTGAATGCGGCACCGTCCACGGTGAAGCCCTGCTGCTGCTCCAGATACGGGGTATCAATACCATCCAGATACGCCACCTCAATGGTGTCGCGCCCCTGCGCAGCGGTCAGGTAATAATCCGTCGGGCTGCTGTCATCCAGGCGGGCCTCAGAGGCCACCGTCACAAAGTTCTGGATCGGGTTAACGATACCGCTGTTCGCGTCCGCGCCCGGTACACTTGCGGATTTAATCAGCTGGTTAGCCCGGGACTCAATTGCCACTGGCGTCAGCATGTAGGCAGGACGAATGTTCAGACGGCGATCGCCGGATTTTTGTAGCAGCATCGCTTTACGCGCAGTATCCAGCCCTTCGATACTCAGATCAGCCGCCACCAGGTTGCCGTGATCGGCGTGGAACAACGGCTTGCCGTCCGACATTTTCGGGTTGCTGGTCAGTACTGCCCACACCAGATCGCCCACGGTGGCACGCGCGGCAAGCCCCATTGCCTGCGGGATACGCGTCAGCATATCCAGGTCGTCGTTGATGATAGTCTGGCGGTCAATGCTGAAAAGCTCACCATAGGTGGCCAGTGCAATCGGCTCACCGCGATCTTTAATGGTGACATATTTATATTCCGCCCCGGCACGAACCTTACGCAGCGATGCAAGTGATTCCAGACCGACGCGGTGCGCGGTTTTGAAATCGGTCAGCGTGCCTTTACGGGTCCACTGTTCAAATGTCTCGCTGGCCTCATCCCAGCCCAGCAGTGCTGCCTTGTGCGCCACATCCATCAGGATATTGCCGAAATCGCTGCTGCTGTGGGTGAACGCCAGCCCGACCATCGCCTGCGCTGTACCGGCACCTGAAATACCAATGCCGCGATCCACCAGCGAGGCGCGTGCCAGCTCACGCAGGGTATAACCGTTATAAGCGTTATCCTTCTCAGCCTGCGCATAGCCCGCGCGGTTCATTACCGCAGCACGGATGGAATCACCGACAAGATTGCCGTTACCGGCATAAAGATGAATGGCGCCCGGGCCCGCACTCGGGGTTGTCCCTGCGGCCAGCGCCTGCAGCAGTTTGTCACGGGCCTTTTCAGCCGTGCAGGAAAAGTCGGCAAGGCATTCAGCCTTCAGCGTCGCGAAGGTCGGGAACGCCTCAAACACAGCGGAAACCGTATTTACGCGTTCCGCGTTCGCCGTCTGCATCTGCTGCTGTAGTTGCTGAGCCAGCGCGGTGATATCGATGTTTGTCATCTGCGGCGCGGGCTGTTGTGGTGCCTGCTGGGTCTGGGTTGCCTGCACTGGTGCGGGCTGCTGAACCGGAGCAGGCGGCTGATTCACAGGGGCTTCGGCACGCGGCGTAAAAAGGGTCTTAATCTGTTCAGGCATATTCTGGTAATCCTTCAGTTTATTTTCATTCACACAGGCCGCAGCCTGCAGTTCAGGTTCAAGCGTGTCGGCGAAGCCTTTTTCCACCGCTTCAGCGCCGTTGAGCCAGGTTTCAGCTTTCAGCATTGCTTCCAGTTCTTCCTGTCCAAGCCCGGTCTTGTTCATGTAGGCACTGAGCATCAGCGCTTCATTACGATCCAGCCAGTCGGCATAATCCCGCATATCGTCAGAATCCCCGGCGATACCACCCCACGGTTTATGCACCATAAGCCAGGCGTTTTCCGGCATATGCACCGTGGCGCCAGGCAAGCAGACAATCATCGAAGCCATACTGGCCGCCACACCGTCCACCCAGATATCCACTTTCGCTTTCAGCCGCGCCAGGGTGTTATAGATCGCAAACCCCTGCATCACATCGCCACCGGGACTGTGAATATGCAAATCCACTGCGCTGGCGTCGAAAACACCGGCCTCCTTACAGTCCGTGACAAACTGCTGGGCGGTGATCCCCCAGCCGCCGATCACGTCATAAAGGAAAATCTCCACGCGCCCGGCGGCCAGCGCGCGGATCTCATACCAGCACTGGCCATTTGCGGCATCAACGCCCGCCAGGCTGGCGCGGGGGTTAATCATCATCTTCCGGCGGCTGCCCGGTTTGTTTTGCGGTTGCATCAGGCATAGCTCCTTTGTCGTTGGCGGCATCTGAATCAAACACCAGCCCGTGTTTACGGTTAAATTCGGTTTCGCGCATTCGCTGGCGTTTGACCTCCTGGGGAGACTGACCACGGGCGCGTATCCATTCTGCTTCGGTTCCCGCACCGCCACGGACAATCCCCTTCCAGGCGTTGGCCTCTTTCACCGGGTCGATCCACGGCATCACCGGACCGAGATAGGTCGCGTTGAACAGCGTCTGGCGGTCTACATCTGACGGGATATCCATCGTGAGCAGCGCCATCGCCAGCCAGGCGCGATATACCGGGCGACTGTGCTGACCGACAAACCACTGCTGCAGGACGTTGTAGCCTTCCTGCCCCTCCACCAGTTCCTGCCGCTGGGCGCTGTAAGTGCCGTTATAGTCACGGGCAATGCTGGAATAGGTGCCCCGGCTGCCAGCGGCGACGGCACGCAGCTGGCCGTTGCGGAATTCATGGAGATGAACGTTCGGGCGGTTTGACTCAACCATCCCGAGATCTTCACCCGGTGCCAGATCGTCAAAAATCATGCCCGGCGCGATATCGAAATGACGGTATTTTTTCTCTGGCCCTTTCCAGTCGTCATCCCCTGGAAAACTGGCCGCATCCCCGCGTTTGATATAAAAGCCCAGCGCGGCAGCGATGCGGGCTGCCACACGTTCGCTCTCTTCGTAGTCCTTGATATCGCTCAGACGTTTAATCACGCCGTGCAACAGGCTGACGCCGCGCAACTGGTGCAGGCGTCGCCGCTGCGCAAGATGCAGCATGTTTTCTGCCGAAACGGTTTTAAGCTCTGCGCTGAAACGGGCCATGTTCGCCGGGTGATACTTATAGACGCGGTATCCCGTCGGCCTGCCCCATGCATTGACGATAATGCCCTGCCGCACCTGTTGCCCGGCGACGCTGTTGAGATTCATCGGCACAAAATCGGCTTCAAGAAGTTCAAGCGAAAACGGCACGCTGGTTGAATGGGTCAACCCCGCTACCGGCCCGCGCACCAGCTGGGTAAAAATTTCACCGTCACGCAGCGCGGAGCGCAGGGCCAGCCGCTCGGCTTCCGGTCGCGTGAACATGCCTGTCACCTCCGGGCGCACCGACCATTCTGACCAGAGCGCGGATATCCTGGCCGCAAAATCTTCATGCAGCTTGCCATCCAGCCCCAGCGGCTGCGGCTCCACCTGAATCCCCTGCGCACCGATTACCCGCTCTTCCAGTTTGTCCAGCAGGCCAATGACGATGTCGTGATCTTCATCCAGCGCCCTTGCCTGCTCGCGCAGCGACACACCAGCGGCAAAGACAGCCGTATCCGCAGAACGGCTTTCCCGCTTTCCTTTATGAAGGCGCGACGGCTGCGCGGCTTCATACGCCTGCAGCAGCATTCTGTTTCGCGCACGCGCAACCGCCCACCCTGGCGCAATGGCGCCAAGTGCTCTGTCAAAAATGCCCATGTGAAGCCTTAAAGAAAGTTAGCGAGTTTGAAAGAACCGCTGCGACGACTCACGGTTTCCCAGCGTTTTTCCCAGTATTCCAGCTCTTTACGCAGCGCTACCGGATCATGGTTAGTAATGGCGCGCCCGTTCACACCAGTGAAAGACACGCTTTTACCATCAAGGGAGTCACGGTAAGCCTGGCGAACCGTAACCAGCATCTGCTGAATTTCTGTTTTCGTCACAGCCAGCCTCCGTTTTCGCTGACACCCAGCCAGCCGCCAGACAACGTGCTGGCCTGTTCAGTTTCTGAAACCGGAGACGAACGTGCAGGCACCGCTTTTTTCACAGCAATCTCCCTGGGGCGTTCCCCGTCAATAATGTTTGAATTGATATCCTGAGCAGCCGCCCAGGCTGGCGGTTGTTCCCAGTCACGGATTTTTTCGTAGCCGCGCAGGATCGCGACAGCGTGGGCATAACAGAAAAGGTCAAAGGCTTCGTTATTGCCTTTTCCCGGCTTACGCCATTTTCCGTCTGTCCCACGTTCTTCGTAGGTCAGTTCCTCGTAGAACCATTCCCCGAGCCAGTCAGGAAAATGGATATACCCTGCCCCGGGCGTTTCACGCTCAAGGTTATTACTGAGCTGGTCTTTAAGCAGGTCGGTCTGCAACAGATAAACCGGAACCTCGCCGCGCGCATCCGCCCGGCGATCGCTTCGGTCAGTGTTATCGGGATGGGTTCTGGTAATGATTTTCTGACGTTTCGTGCTGTCCCCTTTAATCAGGTAAACCCGTTTACCCAGACCATCACGGCGACACTGACGCCAGAATTTATAGGCGTTATCCGTGACACCATCTTCCCCGCCACTGTCGACCGCCATTGCCAGTACAGGCATTCGCTGCGAAGGACTGGACTGGAGCGGATACGTTTTTTCCAGCACATCCGTGATCAGCAGCTTCCAGTCTTCAGGATAGGAGCCTGGATGCAGTGGCTGAGTTTCGCCATTTTCATCACAGCGCAGGGACTGGCGGATGTTATAGCGATCCACCAGCCAGCGTTCCCCGTTTTCACCGTAACCAATGATCTGGACCACAAAGCGGCGTTTCTTCCCGCCCTGCACGTCAACTGACGCCAGCAGGAAACGGACTTTGGGCGGCACCAGCCGTTTGCCGTAATCTTCAGCCCGCTGCATCAGCACATCGGCGCGTCTCTGCTCACTGGCCGCGCGCGGCAGGTACGGCAGCCCCCAGTCGGTGTTAATCACCGCGCGCAGGGTCTCTTCACTGCCGGTTGCTTCATAGTCCTGCTCCGCCGTCAGCAGCTTGTAGACCAGCTGGGACCAGGTCTGATAAGCCGCTGCCGGACCTTCCATCCAGAACGACGCGATACGCGAACGGCGACCTTCCCCCGTAATATTGCCTTCCCTGTCGATCACCAGGCCCTCACGTAACCAGACGCCCTTTCCGTTAAGTTCCCGCTTTTTATCGGCGGTAATAATGCCGTTACAATGCGGGCACTCAATATGCGCGGCTTCACTGGCTTTCACAGGATCAGGTGTTTCCCGGTAGCCTGTCATTGCCTCCATTGCAGGTTGAAAGTATTCCCCGCAGTGTGGGCATGGCCAGTACCAGCGGCGGCGATCGCCGCGATTGTATAAAGCCAGAATTCCGGTGGTTGGCGGAGCTTCATGCGGCGATTTACGCCGCCACTTGGTATTGGTGATTTCCCTGCCCGGAGAGCTTTCGACCAGTGTCATCCCCGCAGACATAAAGGTGGTGGTACGTTTGGAGGCAAGGGTAAAGCCATCGCCCTCGCCATCAATATCTTCAGGGAAGCGATCGTAATCTGTCAGCGCCACGCATTTAAAATCTGACGAGGACATGATGTTGATGGAAGGCCAGCCAATCTTCAGGTAGTTCCCGGCAAGGAAGGTCCTGTCATGCACGTTGTTGTCGTTGCGTAACGGGCTCAGCCGCTTTGCCACTTCCTGGCTGACACGAAATGTTCTGGCAAGACGTTTTTTGGAGTGTTCACGCGCTTTCTCTTCCGTCATCTGAACAATGAGCATATCCGACGGATCACAGACAATGTTGTACACCACCCATCCATCAATCAGACCGATTGTCTTACCTGTTCGGGCCGGGCCAACAAAAATGACAGCATCATATTCACGCGATGCCAGGCAGTTCATGGGTTCCACGACATAGGGGGCAAGGTCCGGGTCCCATTTAACATAGTTACCCACACCAACCGGGACATGCATGTATTTATGTACGGCCTCGGCAACAGGCATTCGACGTGGCGCCCTGATGATCCCGGCAGTGTTTTTTCTGACCTCCGCCGCCGTGGCCTGTCGCATGGCTTACTCCTCTTCTGACGAACTGTCCTCCTGTTCCGGCGTATCTGCCTGTTCAACCTTCAGGGCAATCTGATCCCGCAGGTCATCAATTACTTTTTGCACCCTGACCACAGCAGCAGGTGTCATCGCGCAATCGCGCTCCAGAATATCCGGCAGCGTTTCCAGTACCTGAACGACGGCTTTCGCCATCGAGGAAAATTCGCGGGTAACTGCCGATGCCGGAATAAGTTCACCTGTTTCCTGCTGGAACTTAAGGCGTTCACGTTCAGACTGAAACCACGCTTTGCGATCGGGTGGCAGCATCTTATCGACGTCCACCAGTTCCGGTGTTGTTGTTCGGCCCAGCAGTTCCCGGAGAATATCCAGAACGGAATAAAGTTTGAGACGGGAATTACTGCCGGGAGCAGGTTCGACATTATTCAGCCTGCTGGCGACCGTCTGACGATGCAGATCGGTAAGCGCCGCCAGCTGGTTAATATTAAGGCGGAGATTTTTCAGCTCGTTATCCATGATGATGAACAAAAATTAATCATTTCGACATCGTGAATAATTTCACGACTGAAATATCAACAGGTTAAGGGAATGATGATGATGCCGATAAAATGCAAAAAACCAGCCGTTTTCCGCGTGTCCTCGCCCCCTCGGTGTTCACAATCGCTAGGAGGACCCATCAAAACATGAGCATTTTCACCCTGCTGGGTAGGAATGCGTGGCAACCTGGCTACACCAAAATCAAGAACACCAACAAATGCTATTGGTGTTGTCTTGACGAAACTAACAATCCTCAAAAAAAACTGCAATTTACTGTTGATATTGCATAAAAGGACCATATAAGAGAATTCGACCACATCAATCAACGGTCAAAAAATCAAGAGGAATTAAAATAATGAACTACACACAGGCATTACAGGTCATCAACAACATTAATTTAGACGATTGGATTCTTAGCAACGATGACACACCGTTTGTATATAAAAACGACATGAATCTCTCGTTTAAAATCGTACGTTCGGACAGCTCATTTAACGAGCAATGGGCCACTTGTCATCCTGATCCTAATGCAACTCAGGCAAAAGGATATTTTTCATACTCTGGAAATGTTATCCATGAGGTGTATCTGGCATCCATTGATGGGGGGCGAGCCTTGCTACCATACCCTGACATGGCAACAAAAAGTTTCATCACGCGCAGCGAATATCTCATGTCGCAAATGTTCAATTCACAGTTAGATCAATATCTTCAGCAAAGCGGCCTTACCGTTAAATAATTTTTGGGCAGGCATTAATGAAATGCCTGCTGTAATGCCTTACTCTTCGACTGTCGCACCTTCCGGCAGCTCAACGCAGCCAAACACCGGCATACCCGGAGAGCGATCGTCTTCTACCGCCACCAACTGCGATTCTGAGTACCAGCGCTCAGTAGCGCATTTATCAGCTGCCTGATAGTGAACAAGGTACTGATTCTCACCGTTGAGGTACTGCGCGCGAGCCTGAACTTCACCCCATTCATCACTGATACGCAGATTAACCAGCTGGCCCAGACAGAATTTAAAATCTTTTGCTACAGGCAGAATTTGGCAACCGTTTTGCTGTTTTTCCATCATTCTCTCTCTTTTGGTCGTAAAAAAGCCCCGCTATTGCGAGGCCTGGAGGATTTTTTGCGGACAATTTCGCTGCACTGATTTGTTGTGCGCCAGAATGTCGCGCTTCGTCTGCTTGTCCAGCACATCAATATCGTGATCTGTCAGGTAGATAATTCGCGTCCACAGACACCCTGTATCAACGACTACCGGGGCGGGTAAATTGTTCGCGCAGCTCACGATCAACATCGTCATCAGGCATACGCTTAATAGCTTCTTGCACATCACTGGCCTCTCTGGTTACTTCTGCCTGTCGCTCTGCTGCCGCTACCGATGCGGCGGCGTTCTCTTCTGTGCGCTGCCTTTCGGCTTTGGCTTCCGCTTTACTGGTGCCGCGCAACTGGCCGAAACCAAAAGCACCAGCGATAGCGGCAATCACCGCTGCGGCCAGGCCGATAATCATTTCAAGTCCCATAACAGCCTCACACCAGCACGGCTTTTGCCAGATTAAAACGGCGACGGCGGTCATCAAGACCGTTTTTACCGCCGTTGATGATGATCGTGATACGTTCCACATCGCCGGAATACACAAGGCATCCGCTGGTGGCAAAGAACCACGCTGCGGAACGCGCTGCATTTTCGTCCTGTTCCAGCAATTCCGGCTGTGTGACCAGATCCAGTTTTAGCGCCATGCCGCATTTGCGATAGTTGCTTAACCCTGTGATTTGCTTCAGCCCGCGCCCGCGATATTTCCACCCGTCACCGGCAACCTGATTGCCCAGGTTCTTTTTGCCCCACTCGCCGCCGTAAACCAGGTTAGCAATCGCTTTCTGATTAGCCGGTTGCGTTGCCGTTCTGCCGAGCGCGGCGGCCTGCTGCTCAGTAATACGACGTTTGCCGAATACGGGAACAAGACGATCGGCTGCATAGTTCAGGCTTTCCACCAGTTTTTCATACCCGCCGGACTCATGCCCCATCTGCGCGATGAACATCGCCTGATCGAGCGGCGCAGTGATGCCGAATTCTTTCATTGCCGCATCGATGTGCGGAAACCAGCGCGCGGCCAGTCCGACGCTTATACCAGCCGCCTGCTGGAATTGTTGTTGATTCATTAGTGCCTCAGATGATCAACCAGACGTGCAACGTTGCCTCTGACGGCCACCAGCACGGAAAGGAAAATGATGTTGGCCCCAATCGTGGCCCATGAGGAATGAGGGTAAATGCCGCACAGATAGGCCAGTGGAACTGTGCTGTATGTGACTGTAATAAGCCACGCCAGACGCGATACCCACGGACGATGCCGGGAATCCCCCCGGCGGTAGAACATCAGGGTTATTACCACCCCTGCGCAGAGCAGCGCGTTAACAGTTGCTGACGGGTCATTTAGTACCACCTGAACCTCCCCGGCGCGTTATCAGCGCCACCAGCGAGCCGACATCCTGGTTATTCAGGAATGTCAGTATTTTGACGGCTAATGCAGAAACGATTACTGCGCCGATGGCGTCCAGAGGTTTATCGTTGTAACCCGTCCAGGTCGCCAGTTTTGAACCCACCAGCCCGGAGCATAGAATTCCAGCGATATACGATACGACGAAATACGCCAGGCGGCGGGTTGCGCTCAAATCTGCGGCGGTAGCAATGTAAAATACAGCCCCTGCAAATGCGCCGAACACCACACCGTAATCAGTTCCGGTCAACAGCCCATAGACACTGGCCCCCGTCAGGGCGCCGCCGGCTAACCCGGTGCCGGAAATCGGATCGGACATTTAGCCCCCTCTTATTGCTGTGAGTCCTCTCAGTACGAGGGGAAAGAAAAAAGGCCCACCGAAGTGAGCCTTATAAATTTGCTGTGTTTAATTATTTACAGACAAAAAATGGTGAGATCGATGAAGGAACATCGGCTCTGCACGCTGGGCACCAGGATTGGGGGATTATTCTTCCGTCCTCCATTTCCCGGTCACCAAAGTCTTCTAAACGATAAAACACATGATACCCAGCCCTTCCTGAACATTCAGGGCATGACTTGAGGGATACTCCCTCGCGCATCACTTTCAAAGAACGTCGTAAAGGTTTAGCGCAACTGCCGCATATACTCATACCTTCTCCTTGCTGTGTGGAACACCATTACTAGCAGGGAGAAAAGGGGCAATCTATGAGAAAGGTCACGGAAACTGAAACCTTAAGTACGTGTCTAAGTGACCACTCTTAACAGGTTACGATAGTTTTTGCGTACGCGTTAGTGTTTTTGTAATATTCACCATTAGCTACCCCCCCCTAGATGTATGTGGATAGCAAAGCAAATAATTAACATTTGAATAATTTCACCATTACAGACTAACAGCATAGTTCATACATAGAAGGTTGACTCATGAATTTTAGAGAAAGTAAAGAAGGGAATTACACGAAGAAATCAATTGTTAGAGTTTTTGATGTCAATCACAGTTCTAAAGATAAATTATTTGATCAACTAAAAAAGAATAAAAAATTCAAAGCAAATGCAGACTTCACTATCTCTAGTATAAAGAAAATCCGTATAAGAGAAATCACTTATTATTCTAACGACTGTTTTTGCCATATTACCACTTACAATCCAAAGGAAAGTGTATCTATTACCCCTGCAGCAAATGGAAATCCAAGAGATCTAATTGATGTGGATAACTATGATACCTGCCATTACTTTCTATTGATAAACAAAAACTATATCAGAGTTATTTTCCAAATCTCATACACATGGCCAGAGCTAAAGTTAAAGCAATTTTTTGAACAACTAGGAATATACGTTGAACCGACCCCTGTGTTGGACTCGCAAGTTGTATCAAGTCTCCAGGATGAAGGATTTAAAGCCTTACATATAAACACCACCATTCATTCCTCTAAAGTGCCAAGTAAAGATAACATAATTACTCGAATTGCAAAAAAAGTTCCTAAAGTTGGAGATAAAGGCGTCTATGGAAACATCCGAATTACCGGAAAAGGGAATCCTGAAATAGCGAACTCTATTGAACAAACCCCTTCATTATGGGTTAATGAATTAGATAGTGATTTCTATATTGTAACCAAGAAAGATAATAAAATAACTGGTGATAAAATAAAGTTACACAAAATATACTACACTCTTCCATATGGCTCAAAGACAATTACGCCTGGAAGTGCATACGATATGCTTTCACACTTTAAGACCAATGTGTTATAATTATAGATCACAGTAACTAGGAGGGTAAAATGTCTTTAGATACATCTAAGTACGAGTTAAAAGGTATTATCCTGGTTGCTGTGTTTTTTTTCATTTCCGCCGGATTTTCTTTTCTCTTTGGTAGTTCTTTAGTCGGAAATTCCGATGCTCTGAATCTAGTGGCAAATGTCTTCGCGGTTTTATCTGGTTTTTTATTACTCGTTATTACCATGACAAGCGATACAGCATCAATTTTAGAGGGATTATCTGATACCGAAAAAGAAAATCAAAAAAAACGTTTTAAAGCGAGGTTCTCTCGGTACTACATTCTTTTTGTATTATACTTCATTGTTCTCGTAATGATTTTTATTTATTACCTTATGCAAAAGTCAAATAATGAGCTTTTGAATCAATACCCATTAATAAAAACATCACTCGAGTACGCAATGGCTTTTTTTATTCCATTTTCTTTCTTGAATTCTTTGTTTATCCCATTAAAGATTAAAGAGTTGTTTTTAGAAAAATTCGATCTTCATTCATAAAAACAACTCTCTTATTAAGATTAACCTAATACTTTTGGATCAACATTTAGAGTTGACAGCACCCCATCAACAAAACCTAATGCAGTCTGCAAATCCTTCCTGATGGTCCCATCCGAGCACTTCCGCTTCTTCGCAATAGCACGCAACGAAATGCCGATCACAAAGTGAGCAATAACCAGCTCATACTCCTCAGGCTTATACTTCTTCAATCGAGCAACGCAGCCATCGATCATAATCCCTTCATCATCATCACATTGCAGGCGTGTTTTTTTTCCATGAGGCAGAAGTCCTTTAAACCCTGCAGCTATCGGTTGCCAATCTACCCCACTGCTGTCCGCCGCAGCCCATGCGCCCCAACGGTCCATCACTTCATACATATCACGCATTATTCTTCTCCACTCCACTTACGCCAGTACGCCGATTGCCAGAGCACGATCTAAAAACCGAAACAGCAGCATTAGCTGGTCGCCGTATTTCGCTTCAAATGCCACATGATCAGCATGCAACTCATCGTGATGCGCTCTGCACAGCGGTATCACAAACAGGTCGTGTGCCTTTGTTCCCATTCCACCCTGTCCGTGGCCTATCAGGTGGTGGGGGTCGTCTGCCTGCTTGTTGCAACAGACGCATGGCTGGGCTTTAACCCACTGCGTGTACTTCTCGTTTTCCCAGCGTCGGCGCTTTGGCCTCAGCATGAAAGATTCCGGCGTTTCAGGATCAACCTTCACCGCCACTACCTTTTTCGCTTTCTCCTGTACCAGTTGTTTAGCCGGTAATGCCGGAACAATATCGCTTTCACGCGTTACTGACCTGATCGGTTCACTCTTCAGCCTCAGCACTTTATGCGCTACCGCTTCCGGTATTTCGTCAGCCAGGTCATTTCTGATCATCCACCAGCAAAATTCCGGCAATGTCAGTACATGGTCCTCACTGAAGCCTAATTGACCGTTTACTACCTTAAGCAGCCAGGATACCAGGTTTTCACGGGCAATTCCCGCAAGACTTTCAGTGAACTGATCACGTATTTTTAAGTCACATCCCCAGCACGTACGGATAGCTCCTGGAGCATGCCGGGTAATGGTGTAATTCCTGTCATGCCACTCACTGTGCGGGTACTGACATTCAAGCTTTCTCTCAAGCCAGGCATCCAGTGACGGTAAACCACCAGCACGATTAATTACCCTCTGATTTTCGAATACATCACGCATCAGCGGATCGTCCTTGAGCACCTGCTCTGTCTCCGGCAACAGTCCAGACGGTAATGCTGTCATAGACTCAGACTGAGGCTCAATCAAAACCCGCCCACGTCTGAACAGATGCATCAACTCACTGCCAGGGCGAAATATCACTACCCCGGTCATTGGCGCCACTTCAGGTGTCAGTAATACCCTCACGCTATCGACCCCTTAGCAATATGCTCTGCCCATAGTCCACCAATCCATTTAACGCCTTTTGCGGTGAAGCGCGCCTGGCTGAACGCATAGTTGGATACGGTGGTGGTTCCCGTCTTAACCTCAAACCGTTCAGCTTCAATGTGCTGGTGGTAGGGAGTCAGCACACCGTTAAGACGGTACATGATGTTCTTGTCCATCAGGAACAACCTGAACTCTGGTTCTCTGGCATTAAGTAGCTTTGCCACCTGCCGGAAAGTCATTGAGCCAGTAGCTGTAACATATCGATCAACGAAGTCGGCCTTTGGCGCGGCAATTGCCAGTTCTTCACTTAGCCGTTGCTTCTGCTCTTCAAGATCAGCCGCCAGGCGTAAAGCTTCAGAAAAAGATTTCGGAACAGCCGGAGAATTACCCTGCTCCAGCTCCTGCCAGCGATCGACAACTGCTGCGGTAAATTCTGGCGACAGCCGGGCAACAATCACCAACGAATCCCTTTTGTTGAAACGGTACTCCTGATAAACGTTCCCGTTATGAGTGAAATCGAACTGCGCCAACGGCGCGGTTAAAAGTCCACCAGCAGCCAGACGCTCAGCTGAGCGTTTTACATCGCCGTGTTTACTCTGTACCAGTGATGCGATCTCCCGACTCGACATCGTCATTTGCTGCCCGTTCACTACTGCATGATGAGTCGGACAATTTACGGTAATGTTCATCTGTTGCATGCTCTTCTCCACTTATCAGGCGGCTGCACCCGCCAGAGGTTCATGTCTGGTAATCGTTATTTCAACTTTCCCACCTGCTACTCGTGGCGCCCACTCAACAAGCATGCGCTTAACCTGGCTGTCGTCCTCCCAGATCCCTGCATGAGTGAGTGCATCAAACAGCGCCTTGTTATAGTTGTCGATGTCCCGCCGACGGGAATCGGGCGGGTAGAGAAGAATTTCTACCGATGCTGGCGAAGACGACGGTTTAGGGAGTCGGCGCAACTGTTCAATAATCGCGGCACATGCTGCGCTCTGGTACGCCCTCCCCTTTGCACTAATGAGATGCCTGCCCTTAAGCGGCCCACTGTTTGGGGATCGCCAGTAAGTGTTTACGCTCGGTGGAAACGGAAGGACTAATTTCATCTGACCTCCATTCTGGATACTGGCAGTACCCCGGCAGAAAATAATTCAACATCAGGAGATTTAGCCTGATCACCCCAGTGATTCCAGCCTGGCGCCGCGCTGCGGCTAAACAGCTCGATGCGAGGCACATCACCGTAAAGCAGTTCCAGCCTGTGGCGCACTTCCCACGGCTTTTCGCTGTGCGCGCCGAGAGGGCTGTAGACAACCTGCTTAATCCCGGCGTGCTTTCTCTCCAGCCCGGCGCCGCGGGTGGCAATCAGCAGATCTTCGGTATTGGCGCGAGTGTAGTTGCCGCCGTTCATGCGTGTCTCGGCATTCAGCAGATCGAGGAAGTCGTAAAAGTCGGCAACTTCACCCTCGCCCAGCGCTTTGTTGATGCGCAACGCGGCATTCTGATTCAGTTTCACCCAGGTAAAGCCTTTCATTGTGCGAACGGTAAATCCCCAGGCCTCGGCCAGTTCGATCGCCTCCTGGTTATGCGTGCCGGTGTACCACATCGCCAGTACCGCATCATCGGCAGCAAGTTTCCAGACGGGAAGACGCTTGATGTCGATTAACTTCATGGTGGAATAGTGGTCGGCGGCGGCGCCGTTGCTCGCACGGTTACCGTATTCCCACGGTGGATCGGCGTAAATCAATGAGTATTTCATCAGCAGCGCCCCGCAAAACGACCAGCCAGAAAACAGCCGTCTTCTGTTGTTACCGCTGGCTTAGCCAGTCCAAGACAACGCTGACGTTCAACTAAAAGCGCTGTTCTCTCAGATTCAATGCCGGAAACCCTGAATGCCTCCATGTACATGGTTGCCGCGCGCTGATACAGACCTTTCGATTCGAGTTCTGTGGCTTTCTCCATGAGTGACGCTACCTCTGGTGTCGGCTCGCATACATTGAAATGAAACCCTTCTGGCGGCTCTGCGTAGTAACGGAAATTTTTTCCGTCACGTTTACGTGTTGCGAGTTCAAGCTCGAACAGACGGCACACCGCGCGCTGAACAGACTGATGGTTGTACTGCGTGAGTGATTCAGCAATCTCACGGTTCGTGGTGCCGGGATTCATGGCAATAAACATCTGGACTGTTTTCAGAATGCTCATAATCACCCCCTGAACCCGTCAGGAATGCGCGTATCACACTCGTATTTAGCCTTGAACAGTGGGTCTTCACGCAGCCACTGCCCTCCTGATTTTTTCGGCCTACCCGCCTTCTCCCAGTTACCTGCTCGCTTGAGATAACCTGGAAAATTCTTGGGGATGAAAAGCGTCGATGGACGCAGGTACTGTTCCTGATCGGTTTCCCTCCAGTCCTCAGTTTTGTAATCCACTACGAGTTTCAACTCTTCCGGGGTAAAACCCTCCCGCAACCTGGCACGGATATTCTCCAGCGATGAGTTACAGACCTGATAACGGGAACCGGTAGTCAGGTTCAGATACCCAAGAACACTTTTTGCCTGATCGGTAATCAACACCTCCCGGTCGGGTTGCTGTGCAACCTGACAAGAGGGTTTTATTTTTACTTGTGGATCTTGTTTTGATTTTACTGACGGATCCCCACCAGATTCTGATGGGTGAAAAGTGCCGTTATCGCTGTTTTTTGATGCCTCAAATTTTGATGGGGCAGATTTTGAGGCATCAGAATTTGACGCGTCAGATTCTGACAGGTGAGCAAACGCAGCTTCCCGAAGTTTTGCCACATTCAGTTGATACACATTCGATGCGTTTCGGTTTCCATTACGACGTTGCTTGCGTGTAAGCCAGCCATCTTTTTCAAGCTGAGCAATCGCTGTGCGTACCGTGCTTTCACCTGCCCCAATCTGCCGGGCTATGGTTGAAATCGAAGGCCAGCTCACACCTTCATCACTGCTGAAGTCTGCCAGACGCGCCATGATAGCAACGCTGGACAACTTCATGCCTGAAGAAGCGCAAGCGTCCCAGACGTAACCAGTTAATTTAGTGCTCATGGTCGTCCTTTAACTCTGTAAATTTACGCTGGAATTGCTCAAGAGGGCTGAAGCACTCATGATCGTACCCTTCGCGAAGGTATATAACGCGTCGAGTCTGTGGCTCCCACCTGATGACATGGACGGGGATGCCTCTTCGGTCTCTGAATCTCCGATCAATTTCAGCCATTCCTCACGCCCCTTCTCATTCATCTGAGCAAAAGCCTCTACCATTGTTTTCTCAGACTGGTAGTTGTTCACTTCAGCCTGATTGTTTAATCTCTCCACATAGCCGAACGGAGAGTCCTTCCCCACCAGCGGAAGACATCTGAATTGCTTAGATGGTCTGAATCGGTTTAAACTGTTCATGCGTTAGTTTCTCCACTGAATACGACACGCCAAGGGGCCCGGAGCTGCACACTCGCGGGCCTCACTTCTTTTTACGGCGCCCAAACAAAGCAACAATTGCTCGGATCTCTTCTTCACGCGCGGCCAGGTGGCGGCGGTGATGATCCATAATCTCGTCAGCTTCATGTTTCTCAATAACTCCGTCTTCCAGAGCCTTTTCGATAATCTGATCAACCTGACCACGCGCCGCAGCTGTGCGCATGGCGCGACTGAACAGGTCAACCCGATCAAGGTCTTCCATTTGAGGTACGTCCACCAGCAATGCACCGCGACGTTTAGCGAAGTAGTCCGCAACGAATGACGTGTTGGAAATGTCCTCCATCGCCTCCAGTTCAGTGACTTCGAAGAAACGACAACCATTCTTCTCGTACAAGTTGTTGTTGAACTGTGTTACCGACATGCCAAGAGCACCGGCCATAGCTTCACGCCCTCCCGGATACGCCTTGCACATCGCTTTCACAACTTCTTTCAGGGTTTGCTCTACCATGTTGTTTTTCCTTTGGTAGTTTCGGTTATGCTGCTTTTTCGTTAGCCTTTTGAGGCCGACTAATCGCTTTTATAAATTCCGTGGAAAACTTCCCACGAGAGGCCTGAGCAATTTTTGCCGCGTAATTGGTCTCTCCAGTAAAATCTGTACGTGGGAGGCATCCTTTTTTCATCCACTTATAGATTGAGCGAACGCTACAACCACAAGCTGAAGAGATCGTAATAACACCGACCTCTTTAATGGCTTCTGCGAATGTCGGGAGTTTGTCTTCTTGCATATGAACCTCTCTTTATGAACTTAAAGTACATATTATGACGGAACTGATAGTTCACGCAAGTACACCTATTATTGAACTCATGGTTCATGAGGAAAGAGCGCGACAAGACTTCTCCAAAAGGCTAGCGCTGGCCTGTGAAAAAGCTGGTTTTCAGGTTCATGGTCGACAGGCAGAAATTGCTAAGAAAATGAAGCTAACACCTAAAGCTGTGAGTAAATGGTTTAACGGGGAAGCAATACCGAGACGAGGAAAGTTGCAGGAATTAGCGACTCTTCTTGGCACGTCTGCTACTTACCTACTAGGTGACTCTTCTGAGGACGGAATTATCAAAAGACAAGCCAGCATTGCCAGTGATGTTTACCGTGTAGATGTTCTTGATCTAACTGTCAGTGCTGGTCCCGGAAACTACATGCTTTCGGACTATGTTGAAGTGCTGTATGCAATCGAGTTCACCACCGAGCATGCCCGTTCACTCTTCGGAAATCGCTCTCATGAAGATGTGAAAGTGATGACTGTTAATGGTGACAGCATGGCACCTACTCTCGTTTCCGGGGATCGGCTGTTCGTCGATATATCAGTCCGGCATTTCCAGACTGATGGCGTTTACTCTTTCGTGTACGGCAGAACTTTCCACGTCAAGCGCCTTCAGATGCAGGGTGATCGCCTTGCCGTTCTCTCTGATAACCCAGCTTATGAGAAGTGGTACATTGATGAAAAATCGCAAGACCAGTTGTATGTAATGGGTAAAGCGTTAATACACGAGTCCATCAGATACAATCGGTTATAGGACGAAATGCATGAACACATTCAGCATACTCGCGATACCTTTCTTTGCCCTTTCAGTGGTTCTGTTGACTCTTGGCGCTACCAGGAAGAACCAGGCGAGTTTCATCGTTGGTGGCGTGTTTATGGCGTCAAGCGTGGTTAATGCCGTTATCGGCATGTCTCTTTGAGCGCTGCGAGCTTTGGTGTAGTTTGCCATTGAATCTTCGCCATTCGCCTGAAGGAACTCGACGAGTTGTACGCCAAGTTCATGGGGCGGCGGATTAAGGGTGATGGGGAATAAACGCCCGGCAAACACAGCGGCAAATAACTAAAACAATATTTTGTCGAATATTCAATTTGTTATAAGGTTGAGCATTGAGTATACCAACTATCTCTCTGTGGAATGAGATGGGGGTAATCCCCCCAATAGACGAGGCTGATCCTACAAGCCAGACGCGTTCCCCATACAAAATGGATATCGTACGCTTTGTTAGTACTTTTTCGCTTACCCCTGCAAGAATTAAAATTCTTAAGGGTTTTCTTAATTTTCGTATGTCACTAAGTCAAGCAGGGCTAGTTGAAGGTTTTCAGTGGGTAGATGGAAGCTTCACAGAACATATTGAACTAATTGAAAAAAGGCCGCCAAACGATGTCGATGTTGTGACCTTTTTTCAATTCAGCAATGGCGATAATGATGCGATCGTAATCGGTAGAAAACCCGAGCTATTTGATCATGATTTTGTTAAGAAGGAGTTCTTAGTCGACTCCTACTTCCAAGGGCTTAATAGTCCAAGTCACGAGCTTGTTGAAATGACTGTATATTGGTACAGTATGTGGGCACATAAACGCGATCTGTCGTGGAAGGGGTTTATTCAAATTCCGTTAAACCCACAACTTGATGTTGCGGCAATGACTATACTTAATTCAGCAACTACTGGGGAGGCAAACAATGAATCGTAATGATTATGTTTTCGCTCTCAGTGAACGCGAGCAAATAAGTAACCTATTAAAAAATATGCCAACTGGTCATTCGATTAGCCGGAAAAGCTTAGAAGATCGTTTGGAGAAAGTTGAGCGCTTAATTTCACAAGCTGACGTTCGAGAACATGAACCTACGCATGCTGTGTTGACTTTTAGAGGTCCAACAGTAGTCGGCACGCATGGCATTTCAGCAGTATTTGGCACAAAAGCTATATCTTGTTTTAATGATGCAATAGCTTACGTGGCATCCTCTTTCAATGGTCCACTTCCTGCCGCAGGCAAGATACCAAACATAGAAAATAATCATCTCATGATTACCGCGTCAGCCCGTGGTTCTTTCGGATTCGTACTTGAAGAGTTCAGACCTGATGCACCTCTTGAATTCGATGAGGAAACCCCCGTAGCAAAAGCCATTGATAAGACTAGAAAAATATTTCAAGCAAGCTTAGATAATGATGATGAAGAACTGTCTGATGCTATAGAAAACTTAGACTCTCGTGCCTTAGATAAAATCAGAGGGTTTATTCATTATCTATATGAAAACAAAACGGTTTTTACACTAAAAAGCCATGATTTTAGTATCGTTTTTAGAGAGCCAAAACAGCTGGAAGCTGCATATCAACATCTCAGCAATGATAATATTCAGCAGGAAAAAATTATTGAGAAAGTTATATTCCTGGGAACTCTTCCTAACAAGCGCCAATGTGAATTTATAGTTTTAGGTAACACTGATATCAGGACAGCTAACATTGACAAAGCAGTAGATGACCCAGATATCATAAACAAGCACTTAGGAAGCGTTGCAACAGCTACGTTCCTGAAAAAAACTGTTGGTAATGGTAAACCTAGATACACTCTGGTTTCTCAACCTCAATGGGATATTAAATCAAACGCTTAGAATGCACACCTTCCACCCGGCCATCGCGCCGGGTTTTTTATTGCCCTTTTCTCACCATAGCAGCTGAATCGCGCAGTATCCCCTTGTGGATCACATTCCCTACCGCCCTGCGCTTGGCCTCCAGATAGTCAACGATGTTGTCCCGATTGATTTCAACGCCATCAATAATTAACTGAATAACCACGCCGCCAATCTCGCCGGCGATGAATGCTGCACGGTCTTCTTCCAGTTCGTCACGTTCCATTACCATTCCTCTTTGTGGTGATTACTTAATCATAACAACGACCTTAAAATAAATAAAATCCATTAATTAACAATAATTTGAGCCATGAAGGACAATAAAGTGTACTTTTGGTACTTTACATAACTGAACTATTGGTACATATTGATTCCATCAACAGCGAACAGGCAGGACGCCCACGAAGTAGCCGCCGGTGGCGTATGAATGACCGGATGATTCGCCAGGTAACAAAAAAGCGCCCATAGGACGCTTTGCTCTTTAACAATCTGGGTATCCACACAACTTACCGTGGCCTTGGTTTTGGTCTAGGTTTAGGCGGAATTTGGCTGTCTGGAGTTGGTCCATCATAGATATTGATGTCTTTGTGGATCATGCCGGCTCCTTCTTTTTATTTTCCTGGTTGAGGTGGTCTTGGTCTAGGTGGAACATGGAATGGTTCAATGGGTCGACTCATCTTTGGGTTTTTCCTCATTTCTTTCTATTGGGTATCCGCCGGCAAACCAGGACAATATTGCCTCCAGTCGAGTCATGCTTGTATCGATTTCCAGGTCGTAATAAAGGCAAGATACGATGTAGGCTGGGTGTTCCAATGTTCTCCAGGGATTGCTGTCTGAATTTTGAATTGAAATAAATTGTTCTTGCAAAGCTTTGTCATTCAAAGTAGGTGCTTCAATCTGCAATTTTTTGTATTGCTTCATTTGCTCTTTCGATACACCAGCTTCTTCACCAAAACGATATACAAGTTGAAGAACAGACAAAACTGCAACTCCAACACCAAAAACAAAATAGTTGCTAAACGGAGCGAATACCGAAAACCCCAAGACGATCAATAATAAAGTTATTAACTTGTCAATTCTAGTAAGTAGCGTGTAGTTCATTCTTTCTAAAATAAACGAGTAATAAATAATAAAGTTAAGGTCGTCTCTATTCATTATTCTGCTCCTAACTGTTAGCACGCCTTTTTAGGTGGGCTAGGCGGCTTTTGTTTTGGTGGCAAATGAGGCTTTTGCGGCATTTGCTTCGGGGGTAAGTGCTTTTCTTCATGGTCGTAAGACATAACCACTCGTCCTTTAGTTGTTGGGGATATCCAGATTAACCTAATCCTTGTTGTTGGGGAATAGCAGGATCCACCGAGCCTGATGTGGTGAAAAGACAGGCACACAACATGCAAGCGCACTCCCTCATTTACCAGTTATGGGTGACAGGTGTGAAAACGGTGGAGTGCGCTTCCAGTTGTGACATTAGCTCAGTTGGATAGCGCAACTCCTTCTAAGCAGCTGGTCGCAGGTTCGAATCCTGCATGTCACGCCAGAATCACGTAGCCAGCGTGGTACCAGGAAGTAAGAAAGCTGTGTGTAGTCTTGGCGGTACCAGTACCAACCTTTGAAGTCCCTGGTACCGCCCTTTTTCTCAACTGAAAGCGCGTTCTGTCCCTTGTCATTAAGTGCCAGTTCGTTAAATCCAAAACCACCGGAACGCGCTTCCAGTTGAGTGGAGAAACTAACAGGCGATTGCAGTCGCCCGTTGCACTAAGTGCCTCAGGATGGGGCATTTACTGAAACGAAAACCAAAATTTTTATTCGCCTTATGGCGAGGGATTCGTGCAACCAAAATTCAGCGCGGTGCAGCGCGCTTATAACACGGAGAAACTGACCATGACGACTACACATAACGTCACTGAGTTACAACCAAGAATGACCAGAGAGCAGTTGATTGATGTGGCACGTAATGCCGCTAAATATCTGCCGGTTGCATCAGCTCAGATTATGAATGAGCTTGCTAACCGTCTCGACTGCACCAGCGTCGCGCTTTGTGAAGCGATGGAACAGCGTAAATCACTGGCAATTGAAAATACCGTTCTCCGTGAAGACGTAACAAGCTGGGCTAAAGAATGCGATCGCATCGTCGAGCGCTACACAAAAACACGTAGCAACATGCACCTACTGGAAGCGCAGAGAGAACTGCGCGACCTGACCACCCCAACCACATCCGCTTTCCTGGCTGAAGTGCGGGCCAGTGCTATCGATAACTTTGTGGATATCAAAACAAAGCAGCTTGCTGACATGCATCCTGACACACACGCATTCGGCGCAACTTCCATGTCTATCCGTAGCCAGATTAACGAATTGCAGGCATTCGCCGCCAATCTTCGCAAAGGAGTGCAGTCATGACCCCTAACGAAAAGCAAAAGCTCCTTCAGCGGCAGTCTCTTTCTCTCGAAGACAAAATAGTGATGACAAAACGTCGAATCCGTGATTTCTACGACCATTTTGACGGGGAGGTTTATTGCTCTTTCAGCGGAGGAAAAGACAGCACGGTATTGCGACACATAGTACTAAGTATGGGCCTGAAAATGCCTTTTGTTTTTAGCAATACCGGGCTTGAAATGCCTGAAATTGTCGATTTCGTAAGAAAGCAGGCCAGCGAAGACGAAAATGTTATTCAGGTGCGTCCTAAAGTTCCATTTAATCAAGTGTGGCAGGAATATGGTTTGCCGATCGGTAGCAAAAAGGTCGCCAAAATGATTCGTGTCCTTCAGGAGGGAGACACCGGGCGCAACAGCAATATGTACAAGCTGTATAACACAGGTATTAACTCGAAGGGGCAGTTCGCAAGATCATGGAAAATACCGGAGAAGTGGCGCGTATTTGTCAACGAAGAAGCACCACGTATCACCGATTTATGCTGCGATTTTCTCAAAAAAGAGCCGCTGGACACTTATGCGAAGGAAACCGGTCGACACGGAATCAGCGCAATCATGGCTGACGAAGGAGGGGCTCGTGAAATGCGCACTCAATGCAACGTATACGATGGAAAGCGGCCAAACTGCGCCCCCATGCTTTTCTGGCTTGAAAGTGATGTCTGGGAATACATAAACACCCGAGGAGTAGAAATTTGCGAAGTGTATTTCGACAGAGAAGTAAACGGGCGACACGTACCGGCAGAGAAAAGAACCGGCTGCATGTTCTGCGGCTTTGGCGTTCACATGGAAAAAGGGATGAATCGCTTCCAGCGTATGGCCATTACGCATCCTCGCCAGCACTCGATCGTTATTGACCGAATGGGAATGGGTAAAGCTCTTGACCTTATAAACGTTAAATACATTCCGGATGATGAGGCCGCCAAATGAGCAACATCAACAAACAGGGCCGCCAAGTGCAGCGCTATGCAAACTATGGCGTAGATATGATGGAGTGGGCTGACGGTGGTTACGTCAAACACTCTGATTATCTGGCGCTGCTGGATGAGCTGGAAGCCGCAGAAAAGCGGATTGCTGAGTCATCCAAAGCCGCAAGCGTTAGCAGTCAATGGAAACCAGATGTTTGTCCGATTACCGGGCGTAAGTTCTTCATGTGGATTGACCATCCGATGCTTGGATACGTTCCAACTTACGGTGGCCCGTTCGATAGCTACACCATTCCTACCAGGGATAGTGATGGCGAGTTTTCATGCGAGCGATACGACCACGATTTGGGGAACTGGCGGGAAGGTGAATGCGTTGGCCTTTACCTGATTGATGACGATGAACAGTGTCGCGTTTACGAGCTTGAACAGCGCATAGCAGAACTGGAGGCGCGGACGGTGACGCTTCCGGCACAAAAATTTTGCCCGGGTGAATGCATGGGTAGCGTGCTATGGAGTGAAACAGAAGTCTGGAACCAGGCTATTTATGAGTGTGCAAAAGCGATCCGCGCCGCTGGCATCCAGTCTATCAAAGGAGAAGGATAATGAGCAAACAACCAGCAATCGCCGTTGGAATGCGCTGCATTCACACGAGCAAATGGGAAAAGCGTAAGTGTCGCGTTGTTGCGTACGACGGCACCACTGTGGTCGTAAAAATGTCCAGAGGTGGTTACGTTGGCGTTCCTGAAAAATCGCTAACGCCGGAACTGCTGGCAAAGGGAGACTGTTAAATGACTAATAACCAGTTAACAGGTCTCGGTGCTAACCATCCGGCCAACGGCCCGCTTACAACCGAGCGGCTGAGCCACGTTCGCGACGTGTTACAGCGCAAATTTAAATACTCGAACGGCGGAAATATGGATTACATCATCGCTGATGCTGTGAAAGCGATTGATGAATTGCTGGCGTCGCGGGGCACTGAGCCGGTAGTCGATATCGACAGGTTGCAGGAGGGCGCATATAAAGCTGGTCTCGCGGCGGGGTGGAATTTCGGTATTGAGCACAATAGCGCTGGTTTTGATAAGTGCATGGCAGCGCATGAGTATAGCGTCTGCCGCGCCGCCATGCTCCCCCATTTATGTGATGTCATCGAAATGGAAGCCATCAAGCAACAGTCAACCATGAAGCCCAGCAATGGTGCGATGTCAGGTGATGCAGTCAAGCAATCGTCAAGCAATGCTCAACGGAGGTAAGTCGTGAAAACTATCCAGTTATCAGAGCGTGAGCTTTCCATGATTTTCAGCATGCTGACGCCACCATATCCCGTCCGCGATACACACACAGACGAGTTCAACGAATTGCGTAATAAAGTCTTTTACGCTCTGCGTGATGCTCAGAACGATGAACCTGTAAGCCAGCCTTACAAGTTGCCGCATCACGTTTACCGCGAACTGGTGAACCAGTTGCATAGCACGGCCATGAAGTATAGCGGTTGCCAGCAATTACGCGAACAGATTAGTAGAACACTGGATACTGTATTAGACCCGGCACATAGCCACATTAAGTAACCGGGTGCAGCCGGTTGAGTTGAAGTGGAGAAAGACTCATGAGCGATCGCTTCCTGACTGATGAAGAATTGGCAGAAGCTACTGGATCACCCCAGAAGTCTCTGCAAAAAGAAGTGTTAACGCTGAATGGCATTTACTTTATTGAGCGCCGGGACGGTTCAGTAAAAACGACCTGGTATCACATTAATCATCCCATTCAGCGATTAACTCCACCAGCAGGATCCCAGCCCACTCCGGGTATGAACTTTAACGCAATAGAGTGAGATTATGGGTCGCAAACGCGCCCCCGGTAACGAGTGGATGCCAAAGGGCGTATTTTTTCGCCCTTCTGGTTACTACTGGAAGCCCGGTGGAACAACAGAAAAACTAGCTCCTGCTGACGCAACTAAAGCAGAAGTCTGGGTAGCATTTGAAAAGGTGATTGAAGGAAGGAAAAATATCCTGACATTCTCCCAGTTATGGAAAAAATTCCTCAACAGCGCCGATTATGCAGATCTGGCCCCCAGAACGCAGAAAGATTACCTGGCACACGAAAAATATTTACTGGCCGTATTTGGCGAGGCAGAAGCTAAAGCTATTAAACCAGAGCATGTCCGGCGTTATATGGATGCCAGAGGAAAAAAGAGCCGAGTTCAGGCCAATCATGAGCATAGTTCAATGTCACGCGTTTATCGTTGGGGATATCAACGAGGTTTTGTTCCCGGAAATCCATGCGTCGGTGTAGACAAATTCCCCAAACCACAGCGTGATCGTTATATCACTGATGAAGAATATGTGGCGATCTACGAGCACGCCAGCGAGCCAGTTAAGGCAGCGATGGAGATTGCTTATCTGTGTGCTGCCAGGGTCTCCGATGTTCTGAAAATGGACTGGAATCAGATAATGGAGAAGGGAATTTTTATACAACAGGGCAAAACTGGTGTTAAGCAGATCAAAGCATGGACAGATCGTCTCCGTGCTGCCGTAGATATATGCCGCAACTGGGGAGAGGATGGCGCCGTTATTAAAACAATGTACGGAGAGAGATATTCGTATAAAGGTTTTAACGAGGCCTGGAGGAAAGCAAGAACAGCGGCAGCGGACAAACTTGAAAGACCGTTAGACTGCACTTTCCACGATCTGAAAGCGAAAGGAATTTCTGACTATGAAGGAACAGGACGAGACAAACAAAAATTCAGTGGGCATAAAACTGAATCTCAGGTACTTGTGTATGATCGTAAGGTAAAAATTAGCCCAACATTAAACAGAAAAATGTGATTTTAAACGTAGCGCCGGTGGGCAAACTGGCGTTATTTTTTCTCACTGGATTTTCTCATTTTTTCTCAACGGGATTTGTGTCACTGACAGGCATTATGGTAAGTGTTTGAATAGTGGCGGAGAGAGGGGGATTTGAACCCCCGGTAGAGTTGCCCCTACTCCGGTTTTCGAGACCGGTCCGTTCAGCCGCTCCGGCATCTCTCCGTTCTGGTGGTTGCCATGATGCCAGGTAATTTGGCATTTTAACAGACCCTGTTCCTGCAATTTTGTTCAAGTGACGAGTTTGCGAGCAAAACG